GCACTTTCGAGAGATATCCCAACTATGGGAGGCCATTACCCAGCCATCGGCAGGGTAGAGCCCAGGACTTACTGACGTCTCACCCTATGGGAAAGGCGGACGCAGGACCTTTGGGGACCCCCCGGTATCACCGTTCGTGCATCTCTGCACGGCGGGCCGGGTAGGTTAATGGAGAGGAGGCCACCTCTTAAGGTTTGGCCGACCCCGGATTACCCGTAAGGGACGTCCAGGAATCGCTCAAACCGGTGGTGAGTCAACTCACTGCCACAAGAGGGCGGCTAGTAGCGGCGCATCAGGAACGCCAACCTATCTATGGACTTCCAAACCACCAAGGGCATGTCTCCCCGAGACGGGGTCTCGGAGTTAGGCATGCTTGGGGCGGATAACCCATAGAGTCGGAGCGGCTGATGATGCAACCCTTACCCAACCCTATAGTTGGATGTCAGAAGACCGAACCATAGTACTTATGGTCGGCTTCGGCACCCGACGAGGGGCCCTAACGCGAGGGCGACCGGACTTGGGGATGACGTGGTGGTTATTGATGACACCTATTAGGTTTTCAAGCCTAATATCTGTCACCGCTAACGCCCGCATCTTCCCAATCCCGGAGACCATCGCGGTTAGGTGGTTAAGGACACTTGCCTTACTACTAGCCACGGTCTTGCTTGCTCTTGTTGACAGGGTCGCAAAAGGATCAAGGAAGAGTCTTACATCGAGATTCAACCATTGTTGAATATCGGAAGACTCCCTGACCTTATGCGCCTTGTCAAACTCTATCTGCAGTTCGGCGATATTTCTCCGAATTACAGCCAGAGGCGGCAAGAGCAGCAGTGTCGATTGGGCATCCAGCCCCTGAGGGAACAAGTCGGAGAACCTCCGAAGCTCCAACTGGAACTTCTGAAGTTTTCCGAGTTGCCCCTTAATTGCATCCTCCAGTACTCTAGCTTTGCACTCATTGAGCCAGATCATCAGACGCTCATGGAGCTGTCTGGGATCCGACTCAAGGGAGCAGGTTAGAATACTGCCCATGACCCTACGAGCCAACACAGTTGACTTGTAGAGTCGTAGGTTTCTACTGTCTTCTCTTGAAGGCAATAGAAAGAAGTTATACGCTTTTTCCGACAGACGGCCACCATAACCGCCTGGAAGAAGAAGTGATAACAGCGATGCAATCAAGCCCCGGGTCACCAAGGTAGCAGACCGAGGCATCCACCGCGACTCTACCTCCCTAAACCAGGTTGCGACCTCATAGTAGGAAATGTACTTCACACCCTTACCAGGGGGTAAGGATGGAGTCCATTCCTTCTTGAGACGCATTGCCTCGAATAGGGAGCCTAGAGGAGCGGCGGAGACCTCAAGACCACGGTGTATCCATCTCTTAGCGAACTCGTATGTATCATCTGATACATGCGTTTTCGCGTCAGAAACGTCTACACCTATCAAATCAAGAAGGGTCCGGTACTCTTTGGCGACACCGTGGTGGTTAATCACGATATCGTCTCCGAGTAAGGCATACCGAGAGAACTGGACACCCATTCCAGCTCTCTTGGCTGCCAACCTGACCAGCGCATGGTGGGAAATGGCAAACACAGCCCATGAACTGTAGGCACCCATTGGTTGACCAACAGCGTA